GTCTTCTTCGTCTTCTTCGTCTGAAAGTAAAAGTAGCTCAACAACCGAACAAAAATCAGAATCAAAAACTGAGACAAAATCGGAATCTAAATCTGAATCTAAATCAGAAAGTAAAAGCGAGGAGAAAAAAGAAGAATCAAAATCCGAATCAAAAAAAGAAGAGAAAAAAGAAGAATCAAAAGAGGAAAAAAAGGAAGAGAAGAAAGAGGAAAAAAAGGAAGAGAAGAAAGAAGAGAAAAAGGAAGAAAAGAAAAAGGATGAAAAGAAAAAACAACAAAACATGAACCCAATGTTGATTGCGTCGGATTTAACTACGGCAGAATCACCTGATGGAAGTTATTCAGTAGCAATGACTGTTGGTATTTCTAAATCATCGTTAATGGGTGATAAGTCATATAGTTTAAATGGTATGGCATTTTCAACGTTTGATCAGTTTGCACTATCATCCGGCGTCACTGTCATGAAATTAACCGATAAAGGACAATTAAATTCTATCCATAGTTATTCTGTTACCGCAGCTTATTTAAAAGGTACGATAATGAATTTGGTTGGATACACATATATTAAACCACACCCAAAATATGGTACCTATGGATATAATGTGGGATTAATAACACTATTAATGAAGGGGGAAAATTCATACACAACTAGTTTATCAACATCCACAGTAGTATTCTGGACTAAACCTTTTCAGTATAGTAAAAAATTAACAATATCACCACAGGTGTTTAGTATGTATTCACCAATAGGTTATAATACATTGACTGGGGGTACGATAGTTGGAAGACAATTTGGGTTTTTAGTTGGTAGTAGTGTTGATTACAAAATAACCAAAAGGTTTGGGTTTAGTTTTAACTACAAGATTAATCTAAACACAGAACCTGGTTCCCCTATACTAAATAACTTCTTGATCGGATCAAGAGTTATGCTTTAAAACATCTTTATCCAAAGTTAATGGTTTGGTGTGCTGACGTTGTTTGCGAAAACCGTATTCAGTTTGAACCTTAGAGAGAGTAATTCCAAAAGAGGAACATAAAATAAAAAGACCTATAATTAAATTGAGCATATTGTATTTTTTTTATATAACTATTAGAAAAATACAACAAACATATTGTAATACCAAGAATAATATGATTATAACAAGAAGTTCTTTTTATAGTACAATTATATTTTAAAAAACAAAAAGCCCCGCAGTAGAAACCACGGGGCACATGACAAAAATTAAACGTATCTCTCTCTCCTTAGATACAATGTAATTTTAACATTTTTTTATTTAGATGTAAACTCTTTATAAAAATTATTTATTTCGCCACACAATTCGAATTCTTCAATAGACTCAAAAAATGGCATAATGTCTCTTTTTAATACTATGTGTTCGTCTCTGTGAAAAGTAAATGTGGTATCCCAATCAACATCTCTGATTTTGGCTGAAACATGTAAAACAACAGTTTTTTTTCTTTTGTCTGAGAATTCTGTGAAAAGTTCGAAGATTGACTTGTAAATAAGTGGCTTGTTTTCATCATAAAAATCATCAAATTCTTTATAATGTTTTTTAAAAACTAGTTTTTTGTTTGGTTCTTTTTTTCGAGTAGTTGGCATGTTAGTTTTGGTTTAGTTAGTTTAGTTATTACACCATGTGTGAGTGGTGTTTACAAAATTAGGAATTATTATCAAAAATAAAAAAAATGAGGGTTAATTTTCATTCTTTTTTTTCCACTTGGCTTCTCTCACTTCTGGGGATAATATAAATTGATCTTCAATGACATGAGGTATATTAACTCTAACACATGTTTGTGACTGCCTACAATTCATTAAATAGTTATTAATATAACCCATCATATTACCACTGCCTATTGGATTTGCCGAATGTACATATATCTGTGGCAAAGGAATATTCTTTTCCATACTAACACTAACCAAAAATTTGCAACAATCATAACCAGTTTTTTCAGTTATATTTCTATAATCTAATTGGTAATTATCTTTTACATTATTGTAATATTCGACCATTGCACTATCACCTAAATCGTGATCTAATGAAATAACTTCAATATTTTCTAAACCTTGTAAATTAATTTGATTTACAAATTCTTCATAGTTTCTAACTACTATCCAATCTTCTGCTATCGGTGTTCTAACATCGTCTAAGTATAATCTTATTTTTTCAGTTTTTATCATTTTTAAATGGTTTTGAATAACTTGGGTATAAAATTTTCCAAATTATTTTTGAATAATCTTTATTATCTAACATCGCAAAAAGTAATTCTGAATGTTTATAGCTTTTTGCGTATTGAGCAAACATTTTTCTCTCAATAATGCCGTTTATATTAATTAATGTTTTATATGTTCTAACATAATCTTCTTCAATTAATTTATATTCAGATAACAATTGTTCTTTTGTTTCTTTTACCCAATTGTAAAATTCATCTGGAACTTTATTTAATATTTCATCTAATGGTTTGTTATCTTTTAGATACGTCCAAATATCTCTATTTGAAACATTAGTTAAAATTTTATGAAGACGCTTGTATTCATCTCCTTTAATTTTCATTCTAAACCCATTTCTAAAATGAATTACATATCCTTCATCATTATTGCTTACGTCCTTTTGTAAATCTTCCCAGCTAGTTTTCCAATCTTTATACTGTTTAACTATTGGCATACCAATCTCTGTTGGTAATTGATTATACGGTACATCTATCCCAGTATGCATGCTGCGCATGGCTAATATCACCAATTCCTCTTGATCTCCATAATCAACAACAATTCTATTATCTGGATAAATAATTTCAACCAATAAAGTATATTCTTTATCTAGCGCTTCGTAATTGTATTTTTGAAGTATTTCCTTTGCTTTAAGTGCTTGTGGCGAAGTGAATGAACCTCTTGTGGCGACATTACACTCATTGCCATACCAGAATATAATACCTAACGACCCGTCCATTTTTTCATATACATCATAATATTCGTCTGGAATCTCTTCTGGATTTAATTCTTCGTAATTAAAAAATTTTTTAAATGGTCGTGCGATGACGTTACCTTTGCTATTAGTAACTAAGCCGCGACATTGTATGGTAATGTCATCCCAAAGTCTTTCATATTGAACTTTTGGGGAATAATTCCAAATAGTTAAATCCTTAGTTGGATGGGTTTGTTTTTGGAGCAAACCATTTTTGTAATATTCTTCTAATGTATCGACTAACACAATTTCTATTTTTTTGAGGGTGTATAAAATAAGATTTAATAAACTCACTCATGGTTTTTAAAATAATTTAATTTCAAATCTATCTTTCATGATTTGTAATTTATTATCTGGTACTTCGTGAATATTTTTTCCTCCATGTCTATTTTCAACAACCACAACATGAATTCTGTAATTGTATCTTTCGGCCATATCAAAATATGGTTTCATTTCCCATTCTTGTGTAAATGTATTTGCAACCACAATTTTTGATTTTTGTTGCCTCATTCTTTCAGAACATCTAAACTGGCAATAATTGTGAGCTTCTTTTAATTTAGTTGCGTCAAATATGTAATTACCATCCCTATCTACGAAAAAATCGTCAGCAGATAAAACCTCCGGTTCGTCGCTTTCTCTATTTTGTAATATAACTTTTGCTAACGTAGATTTACCTGAGCCAGGTAATCCTCTTAATAAAATTAACTCACCTTGATTTTCAAGTGTATCCATTGGAGAGATTTAAATTGTTAAAAAATAGAGCCGGATTGGTTACCGGCCCAATTCTTTATTTTGTGGCAGTTGTTGTATCTACCATTGGTGCAGTCGTAGTTGAATCTACGGTTGCTGTTGAATCTACTTTAACTGCTGTTGAGTCAGTTGTTTCTGTTGCGGTCGACCCTGAACCACATGCCGCTAATGTTAATGTAACACAAACAGCTAATAAAAATGTAATTTTTCTCATATAATGTAAATATAAGAAAAATAATCCACAATGCGAAATTCAATAAAAAAACCCCAACGAGTTGTCGGGGTTTAAGGTCTTTCGGTGGGTTCAACCCCACTTACTTTAAAAAAAACGAAAAGGTAATCGACAAAGAGAACCTACAGTCTTATAAATATAAATATATTGGGAAAAAGTTAAGAAATCAACTCAATTTCTGAAATTATTTTTTGAGCTAAGTCATAATGACCCATTTCTCCGTAATGAAAATCATCTAGCTTATAATCAGTCTCTTGTGTAACTGAAAGATATTTTTTAAAGGGTAATAGCTGGTCGTAATACTTTTGTTCATTATAATCCGGGTTCTTGTTAGGTTCAACCCAAGTCCAATGTAAAACGATATTATTTTTTAATGTGTGATTTATTAATTTGATGTAATCGGCTATTTCCGTGAAATAGACTGACTGCGATTCTTTGTTGGCACTAATTTCTAATAACGCTTCTTTGCTAAAGTTATTAATCACATATTGGTCGATTACGCCAATCAAGATATCAGTGAAAAGATTTGTTTCACTAGCTATCCTGAATCTAAAATTTTGCGTCCAACCAAAAATAACAACATCGTTGTCGGCTATTTGATCAACAACACTGATGAATTTGTGAAATATGGTAGCGTTACTTGCACCACCCACAGCATTATCCAATAGTTCATAGCCAAGCTCATCTGCTACAACTTCTGAATATATTTTGGGAACATACCCCTTATACGGAATATAAGGGATATGTTTCATTAATTCAAATGGAACGGAGAATGAGTCTCCGAACACCCAAAGTTTTTTACTCATACTATTTCTTAGTAAGCGTTAATTTATCATCTTTGCATCTCAAAGTGATTGAAACACCTTCTTTAATATTACCTCTAAGAATTTCTTCGCTTAGGAAGTCTTCACATAAGTTTTGAATAATTCTTTTAACCGGCCTAGCACCATATTCTTCCTGTGTATTCAACTCAAATATGCGATCTGGTACCGATTTATCAATATTAACTTTATAACCTTTCTCAATCAATCTGTTACTTAATTTGTTAAGTTCAATATCAATGATTTTTAATAACACATCTTTACCCAATGCGTTGAATAGAACAATATCATCAATACGGTTTAAGAACTCGGGATTGAAGTGTTGTTTCAACGATTTTTGAATCATTGATTTTCTAACCTCATATTTTTGTTCATCATTACCTAATGTTGCAAAACCAACACCGCCACCAAATTCAGATACCTTTTTAGCACCTAAATTAGATGTCATGATAACTAAACAGTTTGTAAAATTTACTTTTCTACCAAACGAATCGGTTAGGTGCCCTTCATCTAATATTTGTAACATGATGTTGAACACATCTTTGTGCGCTTTCTCAACCTCATCAAATAAGATAACAGAAAATGGATTATTCTTAACTTTTTCAGTTAATTGACCGCCTTCGTCATATCCAACATAGCCCGGAGGAGATCCGATTAATTTAGATACGTTATGTTTCTCCATGTATTCACTCATATCAACACGAATGATTTTATCTGGGTCACCAAATAACATCTCAGCTAATGATTTAGCTAAAAAAGTTTTACCAACACCTGTGGAGCCTAAAAATATGAATGAACCGATTGGTTTGTTGGCGTCTTTAATTCCAACACGATTTCTTCTTATGGCTCTTGATATTGAAGATATTGCTTCATCTTGACCAATAACTTTAGCTGATAACCTTTCTTCCATTAACAATAGTTTTTCTGACTCTTTGTCGTCAAGCTTTGTTATTGGAACTCCGGTCATGCTAGAAACAATTTCATATACGTCGTCAATTGAAACGGGAACTTTGTTTGTTTTTTGACTTTCGGCCCAACCCTTTTTTTCGAAATCTAACTTATCAACTAATTTTCTTTCTTCATCTCTTAGTTTTGCCGCTTGTTCGTAAATTTGTTGTTTTACAACCAACAGCTTTTTTTCTTTTATTTCATCGATCTGTTTTTTTAATTTTTCGATGGATTCAGGAATTCTAGTTGAGATTCTTTTTTCAGAACCTAACTCATCTAGTACGTCAATAGCTTTATCTGGAAATTGTTTATCCGTAACATAACGATTACATAATTTAACAATAACCTCAACAACTCCTTCTTGATATTCAACTCTATGAAATTGTTCGTAGCTATCTTTAAGATTATTTAATATCGACACTGTTTCAGCTTGCGTCGGTTCTTTAAGAATAATCTTTTGAAATCTTCTAGATAACGCAGCATCTTTCTCAATAGATTTTTTATACTCATCAAATGTTGTTGCACCAATTACTTGAATTTCACCTCTTGCTAAGGCTGGCTTCATAATATTAGCAGCATCCATTGAACCACTTGCATTTCCCGCGCCAACCATTGTATGTAATTCATCAATAAAGACAATTACATTTGGTGCGTCTTGGAGTTCGTTTAAAATTGCTTTAATTCTCTCTTCAAATTGACCGCGGTATTTTGTACCGGCAACTAGTGATGTTAAATCTAATGACATAATTCGTTTGTCTAGAAGATTGTTAGGACAATTACCTTTGTGGATCATCAACGCTAGTTTTTCAACTAATGCAGATTTACCAACACCGGCATCTCCTACGATCACAGCGTTGTTCTTCTTTTTACGAGAAAGAATTTGCGCAATTCTTTTAACTTCAACATCTCTACCAATTACTGGATCAATTTTACCTTCTTCCGCAAGTTTAATCAAATCGCGTGAGAAGTTATCCAAGATTGGTGTTGTTGATCCCTTTCTAATTTTTTTCGGATTAAGGGTAGGTCCGTCTTCAAAAAAGTCTACTGACATGAGCTTATAAGTTTATTGAACAAATCTAACACATAATGTGCAATTAAACAAACAAAAGACAAAATGTCTAAAAAAATGTCTAACGAATGTCTAAATGTCAGTTTTAGACATTTGGTAAAAAATTTGTATATAAGAATGCAAAAAACAATAATACTATGATAAAGTTATTTAATGACCCATTTTTTACAGCGTTTGATAAGGCGCTAGAAAGTAAATTCTTATCAACACCAGAAACCAACATTCAAAAAAATAACGATGGATATGTGGTTTCCATAAGCGTACCTGGTTTAACTAAGGATGATTTAAAGATATCCATCAAAGATGGTATATTAAAGATTTCTTATGAAAAAACTGAGGGAGATAATGATCAACATTTTATTGGTGCATTTGTTAAATCATATAACATTCCTGACAATGTTAAAGAAAAAGATATCGAAGGTAAAGTAGAAAACGGTGTTTTAACATTGACCCTACCATTAGAGAAAAAGAAGCCACTGGAACGTTTAATCACATTAAATTAAAAAAATCCCCTAGAAATAGGGGTTTTTTATTTTATTCCTAAAAATTTTTTATTATGGATTTTTTTATTTAAATTTATTACATAACAAAAATTATATAATATGAGCATCAAAAAAGAAAAAATCTCCGGAAAGATGATTGACGTTAGTATCAAATCATCTAGTTTAAAATCGGCATCGTACGATTCATTAACAGAAAATTTAACTGTTACATTTAATTCAGGCGCTACTTACAAATATGCGCAAGTCCCAATGCTAGTTTTTACCAAATTTAGATTAGCAAAGTCTCAGGGTCAGTACTTTAACAAGACAATCTCCCCGAACTTCACTTTTAAAAAAGTGAGAACTAAAAATTAAAAAAGTAGCAGGCCCCGAGAAATCGGGGTTTTCTTTTTGATATTTATTGTATATAATTTTATTATGGCAATCATATCAGAAAAAATAGAGGGTAAAGAAATCCTTGTCGAAATCAAGTCGTCAAATATCAAATCCGCAAAATATAACACGGAAACTGAGAATTTCACAATTACATTCAATACTGGCGGTATTTATGAATACAATAAAGTACCGTGGCAGAAATTTACTAAGTTTAGATTAGCTGAGTCACAAGGGAAATATTTTAATGAGAACATAGCAAAAGCTCACAACTATTCTAAATTATAATATGAGTTTATTTGAAGAACTGATTGAAGATAAAGCTAATGATCAAAAAATCATTAAGTCATTTGGAACAAAGGAAACGTTGTCAGATAATATATTTGATAGCGATAACCAAATGAAAGATGATGTGAAAAATGCTCTTTTGAAAATATCCGACGATTTTATTGACACGTTGGGTGTTGAGTTTTTTGTTCATGATGTTGTTTTAACCGGTTCCTTAGCCAATTATAATTGGAGCAATTATAGTGACGTTGATTTACATATTATAATTGATTTTGAAGATTCTGAATACGATATAACGTTACTAAAAGAATTCTTTGACGCAAAAGAGAGAGTCTTTAACGAGAAGTATCATTTAAAAATAAAAGGTTATGATGTTGAGATATATGTTCAAGATATAAATCAAGAACATGTTTCATCAGGCGTTTATTCGGTACTAAATGATGAATGGGTTATTAAACCAGACAAGACAAATCCTAAGATAGATGATAACAAAATCATTCAAAAGGGCGAAGAGTATGCAAAAAAAATAGACAGCTTAATATCAAAATTTAAATCAAATAAAGATGTTTCAAATGAAACAACCACTCTTTATAAAAAAATTAAATCGTTTAGACAAAGCGGATTAGATAAAGGTGGAGAATATTCTTACGAGAATTTAACCTTCAAATTGCTGAGGAGAAACGGTTACATGGAGAAACTATTAAAACTAAGAACGGCGTTAATCGACAAAAAATTGTCTGTGGCGCAATAAATACCCTTATTTTTTTTCCTATATCTATGTATTTATAGGATAAGAATAATTATATCTAATAATTTAAAAAAAATGGCAGAGTACAAACCTCTAGGTAGTGAAAAGTTACAAGGTGACGACAAACTAAGAAGAATCCTTGAATTAACATACTACGGAAACAATAAGAAAACCTCAACAAGCACAAAAGCTGAATTGGTTAAAGAATCAATAAGCGGTGGCGTATATGGTATCGTTAAAGAAAAAGACGGATATTATGTAAAAAGAGGTTTAAATGAATCATCTTTAGATTATATAGGTGGTATGTTCATGAAAAATAAAAATAAGTTTTCATCATATTCAGAAGCGTTAAAGAGACTTGAGCTTATTAAAGGTCAAGAGGAATTAAATGAAGCGACAAAGTATGTTTTAAAACAAAAACCTTCTATGGAGAATGAAGCTGCACCAATGCCAGCGGCTGAACCAGCACCGGCTCCTGCTCCTGCTCCTGCACCAGCTACCGCTCCCGCGCCAGCGGCTCCTGCCGATCCTTCTATGGCACCTGCTGATACATCGGCAGCACCACCAGATGAAGATGCACCAGATCCAAATGCACCAGATTTAAGCGGTGTTACTGATTTAAGCTCAATGGGTGGACAAGAAGGTGGTGAAGATGATAAAGCTGGTATGCGTTCATCATACATGGAGGAAATACAAAAATTTGCTGGTAAATTAGGTCAAGAACTAAGAGATCAACATGAAAGATTAGAGAGTGACGATATTAAGTATGTTCTTAATATGATCATTTCAGCAGTTGACTTAGGAAAATTATCAGATGAAGATATTAAAGAATTAGGTAAGAAATTTGAACGTGATGAAGAAGATGTTGAGGGTGGAGCACCTGCGGCTGAAGAGCCAGCGGCTGAACCGGCACCAGCAGAACAACCATCAGCCGAAACGGAGTTGGGTGAAGAAGCTATGGCTAAATTGGACGAATTTATTAACGCACCAAATTTGGGTGAAGTTGATTTAGGTCAATATTCATTAGGTGAAGAAGATGAAACACCTGATTATGGATCTCATGAAAATAGTAACGCTATTACAGATGATGATTTAGGTTGGGCTGATGATGGTTTAGGTCATGGAAATGAACAAGGTCACGAACAAGAAACGGATGAATCTAACTATCCTTCTGTTCATGATATGGATGAAGAAGAGAAAGAAATAGATTTAGACGAAATAAAAAATCAGATTAGCCAAGCAATTGGTGAAACGTTAAGCAAACATTTTAACTAATAATGCATCTAATTTATGTCAATGAAATCGGACAAGATTACAAAGGACAGAAACAATATGAGTTTATCTTTAGTGAGAAATTCGATATTGATATGGATGTATGGCTTGTTGTACCTTCAACAGCTAGCAGCGAGAGCAAATCACCTGACATCGAATATGTTGATGTAGTAGGGCTCTTAAAAGACACAAATTTAGATTTAGAACTGGTTCAAGACTCCGATTATTTCGGAGTCATTGATGCCGTTGACGGAGTTATTTCGTTAGCGTGGGAAAAATTTGACTACGATAAGACAGAAAGACTTACGTTTAAATTTGGTGAGTCTATTGAAAGTGTAACAAAGAAATTAAAACAACAAGGTTTAATATTAATAAATCAAGAAATCAAAATTCAAAATATATGAAAAGAAATGAATTAGTAGATAGACTAGTTAAGGAAGGTTTATCTGAAAAAACATTATCTAAACTTACCGATAATCAACTTAATATTTTAGGGGAAAGAATGTTGCAAGAACAAATGTCCGGTCCTGTTAAGGGATCTGTTCAAATGAAAAAGACTGCAAGTAATCCTTCGGATATTAAAAGAATGACCGATTCTGGGGTTAATGTTACATTAACGGAAAAATTAAAAGGAAATCAGAGTAAAATCGATAAAAACCACAATGGTAAAATTGATGGACAAGATTTTAAAATATTGCAAGGACAAAAAAAGAAAGAAGTTAAAGAGGTTGATATGGGTTTGACTATTAAATCAAACAAAAAATCAACAGCAGCACCTAAGAAAAAAGATGTGGATGAATTATTACGTTTTTATGACGATGATGGTAATCCAATAAAAGATAAAAAAGGTAATCAAGACGCAGTTTCAACAAAAGATAAAAAATTTGGGGAAAAAACGAAAAGCAAAAAATGTCCTGATTGTGGAGAATACGAAAAAGATTGTAAGTGTGGTCACCAACATATGGATGAGAAAAAAAGTAATGTAAAAGAGGGAACATTCAGTGATATGGGACATGTAGAACATGGGGGACATGAAATACCTGTTTATCAAAGTGGAGATAAAAAAATGTTTGGTCACCCTAGAAAAAAGGGAGATCATTCGTCAGGTGGTAACAAATTTGGTTATAACCACGATAGATTACCGCAGATAAAAAAAGCAATTGATAAGTTCAATAGTGAAAACCCTAATGGAGATAAGTCATTTCCTACTGATAGGCTTCAATTTGATGAATCTAAACCATCTGCTGGTCTTTCAAAAGAAAAGAAAAGTGAAGTTGTTAAGAAAGCTCAGAGTGGTGGTGATATCGGTAAGAAAGGAAAGGGATTTGAAAAAATAGCAGATAAAGCCGCTGAAAAATACGGTAGTAAAGAAAAGGGTGAAAAAGTTGCTGCGGCTTCAATGTGGAAAAATATCAAAAGAGAGAGTGTTGAAAAAAAGAGTTGGGTTAAAAATTTGGTAGAAAACGAATTTTTCCATAATTTTACTTCAAAAGGAGAAATCATGGAATTAATTCAATCAAAACTAAACGAAAATCAAACTATGGTACAACATGGACCAAAAGTAAAAAAGGGGCACAATGGTATTCCTGAATTTATGAGTTATGATGTTTTAACAGCAGCAGAACCAAAAACAGCACCATCAAAACCAAAGACATCACCTGGTACAAAGCCAAGTCCAGATAAGGCGCCATCACCAAAGCATCCATATGCACCAGGTCCTGCTGAAAAACCCGAACCTAAGGCTCAGATGCGTGAAAATAAAAAAGCAAAATAAAGCTGGCGGGATTAGAAAAAGATCAGTAAAATGAAAATTTCAAAGAAAACATTATTATCGTTAATACAAGAAAATATAACAGAAATGGCAATGGACTTCGATCCCAATATGCCTGAAAGACCGCATGCGGATATTCAAGGTAAGTTACAAGCTGGGGACACACCACTACAAAAAGTTCCTTTTCCAAAAACCGGAAGAGAAGAAAACGATCCTTCACACAACTTCCAGGAGTTGGTTGGTTCTGAAAGATACAAACGAGTTATACAAAATTTAAGACAAATAGGTAATGTTCAAGCACCCGTTACCCAAATTAGTAGTATAAATGATTACGTGAGTAGTCCAATAACTAGATTAATGGCGGGAGCACATGGTAGAATTGTACAAATTGAGGAGAGGTATAAGCAACAATTAGCACAAGCGGCTATTGCTATTGTAACCGACGTTTGGCAAATACCGGATGGCTTTTGTCAATGGGATGTTCAAATCGTGGGTCAAGAAGAAATGGATCCAAATAAATTTAAACAAGATCAACCAAATGAAGAAAATCCAGATGAAGTAGAAATTGAAGATACTGAGGAAATTATTACCGATCTTGCGCAATTATCATTAGAAAGAGCTAAGAGAAGATTTATTAACTTAATCATCCAAGGTGCTTCTAAAAGAGGTCATTATATGTACCAAATGGTTCCAGATAAAATACAAGAAATTGTAGGAGCTGAAGCCGATGATTTAATATACAATTACGGGGTTTTAATGTCCACAAACGATACTTTGTATTGGCAGATGGGTGAAGCTATGATGGGTATGGCTAAGGGCTCAGTTGGTGGAGAAGAGGACGTGGATCCACAAACAGACCCACCAACAATTAGAGTTAGAGCGGTAAATTTCCCTATTTGTATTCATGAATGTATTAAAGGATGGTTAGAGGTGGTCGCGTTAAAAGGACAACCAGAAGACCCAACGGAAAGAGAAAGATACATGCAAGCTTCTCAAATGGAAGATACGTTAGATAAAGAAAGATGGGATTTATTATTAGGTCCGGCTATATGGGATAGAATACAAGCAGTAATTCCTAATGAATTATACACAAATGAAAACTTAAAAAGTTACATAAATTTTGTTTTCATGGAAATTTTTAAACTACCAGCTAAGAAAATGTTGGTATTGTTAAAGGAAGTTGTTTCTGGATCAGAAATTGGAACTAGATTATTAAATGAATTGGTTGCTGTTGTTAAAGAAAACATGAGTAATTACGATAAAGAAGTCACCTCTTATGAAGCTAGTGAATATCTTGAAAGATTTAATCAAGATTTAGATGATGTAGCTGATCAAGTTGATGGCGATAGTTTAAAAGATATATTAGGTGATATGGGAATCTCACTATCTAGGGACGAAGAAGACGAACTAGATAATGAAGATGACGAAGACGAATATTAAGAAAAGGGAGTTTAACTCCCTTTTTTTGTATTTATATATATGAATAGTAGAATAGAACAATTGAAGGAGTATGCCAAAATAATGAAAGATACTCCATATGCGTTAAGAACTTACTTACAGACGTATGACAATACACAAAAGAAATACGTACCTATGAATTTATTTCCTGATCAAATTCAATTGATTGAGGATTACGAAAATTACAACGAAAATATTACAAGAAAATATCGTCAGGCTGGGGTAACAACAGTAACTGCTGCATGGTTATCTAAAAAACTTCAATTAGCTAAACCCGAAAACCCTGAAAGAGTACTAATCATCGCGAACAAGCGTGATACTGCAATTGAGATGGCTAATAAGGTTAGACACTTTTTAGAGCAATGGCCAGAATGGATAAATGTTGGGTTCTCACCTGATAAAAACTCAGAAAGTAGATTTAGACTAAACAATGGTTCTGAAGTAAAGGCCGTTGCAACCTCTACGGATGCATTACGTGGTTTTACACCCACAGTACTAGTATTTGATGAGGCCGCGTACATTGAGGCAGGAGAAGACTTTTGGGCGGCTTCAATGGCGTCATTGTCAACCGGTGGTAAGATTATATTGATTTCGACACCAAACGGTTATGACCCAATTTATTATGGTGTATATGATCAAGCTATTAGAGGTATAAATGATTTTCATATTACAGATTTAAGATGGTTTAAAGATCCTAGATACACCAAAGATTTAAGATGGATAAAGTGTCAAGATATTTGTCATTACATGTTGAACAGAGAACAATACAACGATGAAGAGGTTGTATTATATGATTTTGACATGGAAAATTATAAAGAGCTAGAAGAACAAGGATACAAACCTTATTCGAGTTGGTTTGAGTCAATGTCTAAGAAATTTAAATATGATAGACGTAAAATTGCGCAAGAGCTAGAATGTGACTTTTTGGGGTCCGGTGATGGAGTTATTCCTGGTGATTTACAACAAGATATTGCTAAAAATCAAATCAGAGAACCAATTGAAAAATACATGCAAGGCACTATGTGGCAATGGAAGGAGCCAATTGAAGGTCACAGATATATTATGGGTGTTGATGTTAGTAGAGGTGATAGTGAGGATTTTTCATCAATCAACATT